AATGCATTATCTAATTTTGCAACTCAGAATCGATTAGTTACTAAAGATGATTATATTATTAGATGTTATTCAATGCCAGCAAAGTTTGGAAGTGTTTCAAAAGCATATATAGTTCCAGATGATCAATTATCACAAAATCAAATGGAAGAAACAAGAATTCCAAATCCATTGGCTATGAATTTATATACTTTAGGAGTTGATAATAATAATAATTTAACAACTCTTAACGATGCAATTAAAACTAATTTAAAAAATTATTTAGATTATTATAGAATATTAACAGATGCTGTTAATATATTAGATGCATTTATTGTTAATATTGGTATAGACTTTGAAATAACGGTTAATACAAATTATAATAGTAATGAAGTCTTATTACAATGTATTAATTTATTAAAACAATTCTTTTCAATTGATAAATGGCAAATTAATCAGCCAATTATTATGTCAGAAGTAATGAATGTGCTAGGAAATACGGCTGGAGTACAATCTGTTGTTGATTTAGACTTTAAAAATTTATATGATACAGCTAATAAGTATTCTGGAAATGTATATGATTTAGAAAGCGCTACAAAACAAGGAATTATTTATCCACCTTTAGACCCTGGTATATTTGAAATTAAATTCTTAAATAAAGATATTAAAGGAAGGGTAGTAAATTTTTAATTTAATATTTATTTAAAAAGACTATAATTATGTTTAAAATAATATATCCATCTAATGATGCTACCTTATATGAAGGCAAACCTACGTATAATACCGGCATCGATGAAATTTTAGAAGTAGGAAAACATTTAACAGTTGCAGTTACTTCTAGTCACTCATTATCACGAACTTTACTCAAATTTGATATGGCAGATGTTAATTCAGCGTTAACAAAATATACTAAAACGGTTAATGATTGTAAATTTATGTTGCAATTATATACAACTCATACTAAAAACTTACCTGCTAGTTTTACGATTGACGCAAACGTTGTAGGACAAGATTGGACTAATGGCACTGGATTTTTTAATTCTAGTACTGCAATTATAGATGGATGTTCATGGAATCAACCTGGTTCTGGATCAATTTCTTGGATATCTAGTAGTCAAAATATTAATATGCCTACTGGTAGTACATTATATGTGTCTGGATCTGGTAAAGGCGGAAGTTGGTTATATGAATCCGGTTCTGCTGCTTCAAGTGGTAGCGCTACATTATATTCACAATCATTTGACGATACTAATTTAAATGATACATCAGTTAGACCAACTGATATCAATATTGATGTTACTGACGCTATTAAATTATGGATATCTGGAAGTGGTGGGTATACAGTACCAAACTATGGATTTATTTTAAAATATTCAGATGCAGACGAATCTAATGCTGGTGTTGCTGGAGATATTAGATTTTTTAGTAGAGATACTCATACTATATATGTTCCTAGATTATTAATGTACTTTGATAAATCTAGTTTTGAAACAGGAAGTTTAGATCCAATTGATTCTAATTCATTTTCAGTCTATACGGAATTAAAAAAATCGTATAAAGATGAAGAGGTAACAAAAATTAGACTGTATGGTAGAGATAAGTATCCGCAGAAATCTCCCACTAATACATTTCCATTACAAACTATTAAGTATATTCCTAGTAGTTCATTATACTCGGTTATAGATGCCGCTACAGACGAAGTTATTATACCTTATGAGACAGAGTATACAAAAGTTAGTTGTGATAGTACTAGTAACTTTATTTATCTAGATATGACAGGATTAATGCCAGAAAGATATTATAGATTGGAATTTAAAATTGTTAATGGATTCCTAGATGAATATATTAATGACAAACTATTTTTTAAAGTTACTAGATAATTATTCATAATTTTTTAGTTTAATATTTATAGATATATGATTCAAACTAAGTTAATTAACATATTAAAACAATTACCTAGAACTTCTGCTAAAGAAACAGAGAAGATTGTCAATCGTGAAGCTAAGTCAGTAGAAAAAATAGTAGATGAATTTTCAGTTAGTGATCGAGCCACTTCTGTAGGTAGTCCGGGGGATGGGGACGAATCATTACTTTCTTATGTAACAGAATATAGTACTGATAGCACCAATATTGATGAAACTCCAAAACGTACAAAAAAAGACCCAGTTTATTTTGATAAAAAAGATAAAAGATTTCAATATAAAGACAAAGATCGAAAAAACAAAAAGAAAAAGAAGAAATCAAAACCAATAAGTACGCCTACACCTACACCTGTTGAATATGCTATGTATTTACAATATAATAAAAAAGGTATTTTTTTTAAGACAAATTTAAAAGACTTAAACAATCGTGATAAAAATGGATCAGTTATTATAAATATAGGAGATGAATAATGGCTAGTTATTCAAATAGTAAATCTAAGAATAAAAAGGTAGATCAAGTAAAAATGGGTCGTCCAAAAAAGAAATTTACAAAAAATAAACCTAAAAAACGAAAGATTGACTCAGTTATAACTAAAAAAGAAAATGAATCGCGTCGTTTATTAAGCAGAGCTGATAAAAATAATATACCTGCTAATAATGAAAATTCAATAATATTTGAACAAATAAGAAAAAATTACACAAACAGGTCAGTTGTTAAAAATATTGATACAGCATTTAGTTATTATAAATTTCCGCCAACCACAAAGCTTAATGTAGCTGATTTTTCAATACCAGATCAAAATATTGATATATTAGAAAATGTACAAAAAAGTCTAGAAAAAGATGCACCAGATAATATAAGCGGATATCATCAAATACCTATTTCAGTTTATCCTAAATTAGGGGAGGGCCAGTATAAAAGAACTAGTGTAAGATGGCAATCCACGTGGAATATTTATGAAAAGAATGGGACTGGTTGGGGAGAAGGTAAAAGAGCCGCTCCGTTTTTCCAAACAATATATGGACAGCCATTAATAGACGGCAAGTTTTATTTGACGCCAGACATTATAAAATCTTGTCAAGAACAAGGTAAAGTTATCAAATTTAAAATACAATTTAGGTTTCAAATGAAAGGTTCTGATGAGGCAACGATGAGGCTGAGATATGCAGCGGGTAAACCTGAAGTAAAATATAATCCTCCTCCGGTAGAAGGAGTTCCGTATCCATATGATTATGATACTGAATTTAATATATGGCTTAGTAGGCGTTCTGCGGTATCTGGATGGCATTATGATAGTCCGACTGGAAATGATGGAAAATCTATATATGATGCACATGGTCGGGTTCAAGCAAGTATCAATTATAGAAGATATAGAGAATATCGAGGGAGGCAATGGGCCATAGATAATCCAGGTAATAAGAACCAATCTATCCCATGTAATCTGCATTATATAATAGATCCTAGAGTAATGAAAGAATTTGATTATTGGGAAGTTGAAACAAATGGTAGTAACGGAGGTTATTATCTGACAAACGCTTGTTATTGGGAAGTACAATTTATTGATGATCCTGGAAAAGGTGTTGCTGATTACAATCAAAGAAGCAAATATTATGGTAAACAAGTAATACTTCCAAAAAAGAAATATGGCGGATATGATATACGCACACAAGATTTACTTCCAGCTATTGGACCTGGATCTCCTAATAAAGAACAATTAGCTAAAAATGCTGCAGCTGCAGCAAAGGCAGCAAGAGAGAAAAAAGCAAAAGAAGACGCGGCATATAGAGTTTGGCAAGACCGTGAATCTAAACGAATTGCAGCAGTTAAAGCATCACTAGCAGCAAAAGCAGCAGCAGCAAAAGCAGCCTTGGACAAAGTGTTTAAAGATAAAGGTAATACAGAAGCTGATAAGGCGACTGGAGAATCATCATTTACATCTACTATACAGCCAAATCCACTATCCCAAGCGGAACTAGATGCTATTAAAGCTAAACAAGCTGCTCAAATAAAGGCAATGTTGGATAAACTTCCATTTGGAAAAAAAGGTGGATGATAGTAAATTAATTTAATACTTAGAATATAATATGTTAACGCAGTACACAAATAAAGATAAACTTTTAAATGAATCAAAAGCAACTAATGCTGAGAGGTATGATGCAAACGATCTAGATCTATTTAAAAAATCGTTATTTCAATATGGTGAAGTAAATCTAGGGACTGCTAATGCATCAAATGAATTTCATGTTTATTCTGGAGATACATGGATTACTGGAAAACACAAAGTAGATCTTGAAAATTTTGATCAAGCAGCTTTTACTAAAGATGGAGCTCAAATACAATTAACAAGTCCTGTTAAATTTAATTTAAGTCAAGAACTTAGAAAGTTAGAATTAACATCTGGCAATTATAGAATAATATTAAACTTTTTTGTAAATATACTTGGAAGTTATAATGCCCCATTAATGGCAATCGATGATATATCTCCAGATAGAACAGAAGTACGTTTACGTGCAATTGACGAAACTAATCCAAAATTTTTATTATCAATTAATCAATATATTAATAATGTTGCTGGAAGACAAACTGCATTAACAGACAATAATAATTTTAGTTTTCTATTAAATTTTTCAAGAAATAAAACAAATTTATTTGTTAATAGTGTAGTTGTAGGAAAATATTTATTTGTTAAGTTATATAAACCACTAGATGATGATATTGAGAAAAACTTTAAATGTTGGATTGTTAGAGAAAATAAATTACCATATGTAGATAATATTTCTGTTTCAGAAGTATTAGATCAGATTACATTTAATGTGTTGCAAGGAACAAATTGGGAAGCTTCTGCAGAACAAGATACATCAAATGCAACAACTTTAAAATCATGGAGCGATTTATTAGGGTCGTCAATGCAAACATCTCAACAAATAATTGATAGTTATTTTTCTGGTAGTTTAGGCGGGGTTAAATTAAATATTGATTTTGGTGATTTTAATAATTTTGTCTTTTATAGTTCAGCAACAGAACGATTGGATAATTTTAAATATAAAATTGAATTATTAGAATACTATACTGCTCAATCTGCATCGGCTGGATTATTATCTGGATCAGCAGCTATAGCAAATGCAGCCGATTTCAATAATTTATATACAAATTTAATTGGAGGAATGGATCAATTTGAGCAATATTTATATTATGATTCATCTTCAAAAATATTCACTCATGATATTCCAGTAGCTAATCCAGTTGTAGAATTTGTTACTGGAAGTTATATAAGCCCAGCTCCTAAATCTAATAGTACTTATCCGTTTGAGTTATATTCGGTAACAAGCAGTAATTTTGAATCTTGGTATACTGGAATACATGAAAGTGCTTCTATATATGATCTTAGAAATAATAATCGATTAATAAGAAGTATTCCAGAGTTCATGTTGTTAGATGAAAATAATGAACAATTATCTACATTTGTTAACATGTTAGGGCATCATTATGATATATTATATACATATATAAATGCAATGACTTTAATTAATTCTAGAGATGAGCATCCTAAACAAGGTATGCCAAATGAATTATTATATACTGTAGCTAAACAATTTGGATGGAAATTGACTAATGGTGCACAATCAACTGATTTATGGGAATACACATTAGGTACTGACAGTAATGGAACACCACTAACTGGTTCAAATAGTGTAGGAGATCCATCATTACCACTTCGTGATGTTACATATGGTATATGGCGAAGAATTGTTAATAACATTCCTGGATTATTAAAAAATAAAGGAACTAAACGTAGTGTGCAAGCATTATTAGCTTGTTATGGAGTACCTCAATCATTAATAACTATTCAAGAATATGGCGGTCCACGACTTAAAAGGCCTCCATCATATGAAAAATTAAATTTTGATTATTCATTAGATTTAATTAAAAATACAACCGGTGTTGTTAGAGTTGATTATAATCAAACAATTGGAGCAGTTGAATTAAGATTTAGAACTGATAATGTTTTAAAGAATCCATTAGTTCCAGGAACAATGAATTTATTCTCAGCCGGCGGCAATGATGTAACTTTAGAATTTTCTAGAGGAACAATGGGAAGAATACAAATCAACGGCACTTCATCAGCTGAAATTGAAATGTTTGAAGGTGATTATTTAACTGCATTATTACGTACTGGTTCTAATAATAGTATTGAAGTATTAGCAAAAAAATCAAAATTTGGAAAAATTATCAATACTGTTTCTGCATCAGCAACTGGCTCATTTTCTAATCCTGGGACTGTATTAATAGGAGGCACATCTGGCGGAAGTCGTTTATTAGGACAAGTACAAGAATTACGTATGTGGACCGGTAGTTTAAATGATGCTCCATATACTAATCATACAAAAGCTCCGTCTGCATATGATGGAAATGTAGATGCATATGACGAATTAGTTTTTAGAACTCCTTTAACTCAAAAAATTAATCACGCAGCTACTAGTAGTTTAACTGGAGTACAACCTGATATTGGAACAACTATATCAGCATCATTTACCGGATCTGGATATCCAGCGTGGACAAATAGTACTCCATATGATTCTATAGAAGAAACATATTATTTTGATGGAATATCATTAGGGGGCGGTACGTTTGATGATAATAAAGTAAGAATTGAATCAACTGAGTTACTTAACACATTAAATGTAGAAAATAGAGCTACTAGAAATGGATTTGATACTGCTCCTTTAGATTCTAATAAGTTGGGAATATATTATTCTCCTCAAACAATGATCAATGATGATATTATTGCTCAATTAGGATTTACAATATTGGATGATTTAATTGGAGATCCACGTGCAAAAGAAAATAGATATACATACCCTGATTTAATTAATACGTCTCGTGAGTATTGGAAAAAATATTCAACTAAGAATGATATGAATTCATATCTACGAATATTTTCTTTATTTGATTTATCTTTCTTTAAGCAATTAGAACAATTATTACCTGCTAGATCTGAAAAAATATTAGGATTATTAATACAGCCAACTATTATTGAAAGAAGTAAAGACACTGCATTAACAGAAATATCAAAATTAAATCAAACTCATTTATCTGAAATACACGTACCTGATTTTGTTATTCCTAGTGCAAGTAGACTGAATCCAGAAGGTGATATATTCAGAGATTTTGAAATTTTATCTGGCTCTCAAGAAAATTTTGTAACAGAATTATTTGCCGCTCCAGACATAAATGATAACAAAGTGCAGATATTTGCGTCGGCTTCATTACCTGCAGTTGGAGACAATCTTGTAGAAGGCAAATGGCAATCATTTGCATCGTCTTCATTACCGGTAATTGGGGATAACCTCATGCAAGGAAAATGGCAATCATTTGCTTCAGCTTCATTGCCTGTAATAGGAGATAATCTCATAGAAGCAACCGATCAATTTATTGCGTCAGCTTCATTTGATACAAACCCAAATGTAGATGGTGCTTATCAAACAACTGCATCTGGATCTATTGAAACTACTAAGACAGACGTTACTAGTATTGCATTAATAGATTATGAGTGTAAATTACAAAATAGTAACTTAGAATTTTTTAATATAGAAGGAACAGCTGTAAATTATAATGCAAGATTAATAACCAATAAAGATCCGTATGCTGGAACTGTATATTC